ACCCGAATGAACTCCCCGTCCCTGGCCACGTCGTCGCCGGTCTGACCGACCGCGTGCTTGCGCCAGTTGTCGGCGTTGACCGCCTCGCTCGGGTGCCCGTTCACGACCGGCCGATGGGCGATGGTCGCCATCGCGGCCTTGTCGAACACCTCCTCCTGCGGGCGGTACACTCGGACCGCGTCCATGTCCGGGCGACCGACCTCGCTGCCGCGGTAGACCTGGATTCCGGTCCGTGCCACACGCGGCGAGGCAACGAGGTAGCCGTCGTGCGTTCGACGCAGTCCGGTGGACGCGTCGAGCGCGACGGTCTCTCTGACCGTGATGTGGTCGACGATCATCGAAGGCTTACCCCAGTCCCGTCCGGACTATTACACCATTCTGCAGATTGGTGCAAGGGGCAAACAGGCGCGCTGGATCAGGCGCGATAGTACCGCGTGATCCACGGCGACTCGCGCTGCACGTCGGGGTGCCACGGCTTCTTGCCGCCGTGGAAGAACACGAACCGCGTCTGCGAGTGGATGCCGCGCTGCCGCCGAACCTCCCGCGGATACGAGGCTATCTCGGGCCAGCGCACGCCGTGCGCGTCGGCGCTCTTGGCCAAGTTCATCGACAGCCAGCCCTGGTCCGACCCGAGGAAGCCGCTCTTGAGCGCCCTGCGCGGAGACTCCTTCGGGTCGAAGTCGCTCCAGAGGTTCTGGTAGTCGCCGGCCGTGAACATCCAGAACGATCCGTTGAAGACCCTCGCGTGGTAGGTTCCAGGAACGGCCCAGGAGACGAAGCGCTCGCGCCGGTACATGATGTTCGAGAGCGACCCGGTGACCACGGCGTCGAGGTCCACGCTGCTGACGCGATCTCCCTTTTTGATGCCAAGGCTCTCTTGGGTCTTGACGTCAAACAGCTTGAGTCTGCGATAGCACGACGGCAGGTGGTATCCGGACGCGTTCGCCACGTTGTCGTGGTCGCTCCACAGGTCGTAGCACTTCACCAGTTCCTCGTCCACGCCGTGGCGGTTGTCCGTGACCAGGACGATCCGGTGCGGCACCGCGTCGAGGTTCCGTCGCAGCATGGCAGCGGCGACGTTGACGCGCTCGGCCGAGTAGACCTCGCGGAAGCCCGGCTGGTCCCACTTCCACAGGACGACGTGGAGCATCCCGATGGGGTACGACGCGACCGGCGGCGAGGCCGGGGGCGGTGCGTGCGGAAGCGGCGCGTGCTGCACGCGCTGCTGAATGCCCGGAGGGCGGTGAAGCAGCCTCGGGCGCGGCGGAATCGGTCCGCGGTTGTACGCGATGCGATTGGTGACGACTGCCATGCGACTCACCTCTGTGGACCTGCGGGATGGACTCTCTCGTACGGAAACTGGTACCGCAGCGGACGCCAGTTCTTGATCTTAGACCGCTCGCGCCTGACGCGGTCGAGGCCATCGCGGTCCTCCGGCTGCTTGCGGAGGTACGTGGTGGTAGAGGCGTCTGAGATGACGCTTCTACCGACCCGCACGACGGGACTCTTGAACCGCTTGATCGCGACGCCCGGCAGTGCCCGGAGGCGAGCGGCGAAGTCGCCGTCGCTGCCGTAGTAGCCGACCATTCGCTCGTCGTACCCGCCGACCTCGTCGTAGAGCCGGCGGCTCATGAACCACGTGTTCGGGTGGTGCTTGTACGGCGTGTTGGTCGGTGCGTCGACGCGAGGGAACGTGAACACGTGTCGATGATCACGCTCCTTGCGCATGACCTCCTGCCACGTCGCGTTCGGCACGAGATGGTCCATGTCGGTGAGCAGGACCCAGTTCGTCTCGGCGTGCCTCACGCCGATGTTGCGGGCCGCGTCCTGACCCCATCGGTTGTCAACCAGTATTCGGTACATCTGGAATCCAACTCCACCGAGGTCGTCGCCAGGGGGTACCGCTGGCGTCGGTGAGCCGTCGTCGACGACGACGACGCGCAGATGATCGCGCACTGCCGGTGCGAGCGTGCGGATGCTCTCGTACTGCATCTGCAGCATGATGGTGTTGCAGTAGTACGCCATGACCAGCGTGACCGGCGTCATCTCGCTACTCCAAGTTCCCTCGGCGTCACTCGCCGGAACGACTTGATGATCGAGTGGCTGCTGACGTTCGTGACTCGAATCCCGGCGGCCGTCAACTGCGCGGCCATCGCGTCGAACTCGTGCGCCCAGCGACGCAGCCGGTCCGCTCCGGTGCCTCCGGTCTTCGGCACCCACGGATACGGCGGGTACCAGTACGAGTTGCCGCGCTTGTCCTTGCACATGTCGAAGCCGAATAGGTAGAGGTCCCTCGGCCATATCTGAAACGCTCTATTGATCGCGCACGCACCGCTGTTGCTCCCGTTCAGCACTCCTGGCTCGCGGCTCATCGGATAATCACCGGAGTTGTGATTCCTAAACACCAGGAGCCATTCCATCGTTGCGACGTACGCAATGTCGGATCGCGGCACGTGCTTGAGCGCGTGGTCGCGCGCGTGCATGATCCACGATGCATCGTGGATCATGACCTTCGGCCAGAAGTGCTCCAGCCAGAGTCGGTCCATCGTCATCACTTCTGCGTACTTGCACCGGAGATGCTCGGCCGCGCCGTTGACCGCGATCACGCTGCCCGGAAGCTTGGAGTGATCCACCTCGCGGAACGAGTGGCCACCAGCAACGATGCTGACGGCGTCGGTTTTTGTCGCAATGACTGTCACGGCCGCACCCAGCAGACCAGCGAGTGCTGCTCGCCGTCGTCGCGCAGGTTGACGACGTGCCGCGCGACGCGAATCTTGTGCCGGTGAAGCGTGGCGAGCCACCAGTCAGCGCTCTCCACGACGAGGTGCGCGTTGCCGCCGTCAGGCATGTGCTTGTTCGAGGTGCGCGTCGCGACGGCGAGGTACGCTCCGCGCCGAGCGAGCGAGCGCACGTGCGCGCACACGGCTCGCAGGCATCCGGGCTCCACGTGCTCCAGGACGTCCGTGCACACCACGAGGTCGGACGGCACGGCCACGGTCTTTCCTCGCACGGCCGGATCGTACTCGTGGACCTTGCCGCGGAACTCCACGCGCTCCTGGTCTGGGATTCCCTTCTTGAGCATGCGCCGAAGCGAGCCCTCGCCGCAGCCGTAGTCCAGGATGGTCCTGGCCCCGACCTCCGCGGCGAAGTCGACCACTGCACGCGAGTGCTTCCACCCGGACCCGCCGAAGCCGTCGCCGTCCGCGTGCAGCTTCCGGTTCTGGTCGAGCCAGTAGTCGCTGATGAGGTGTCCGCTCATTCCGCCTCCACAACCACCTCGCTGCCGCGAACCTCGTGTCGCAGGATCGTGAATCCAGCCTCCTCGATTCGACGCAGCCACCAGTTTGCCGGCTGCACAATCAGGTGAGCGTTGCGGCCGTCCGGCAGGAGCGTGTTGGCCTCGCGCGTGCACGCGAGCAGGTACGCGCCCATGCGCGCGAGCGAGCGCACGTGCGCGAGCACGGCGGCGAGCTTGTCCGGCTCGACGTGCTCAAGCACGTCGGTGCACACCACCAGATCGACTCGACGAGCGTTGCGCGCCTTCTTTGGGATGGCCGGGTCGTACTCGTAGACCGGACCCATCCACCCGAGGCCACTGATCTTCTTGCCGCCCGCGCCGAGACCCTTGGCCAGCGTGCCGCGCCCGCAGCCGTAGTCTAAAACCGAACGCGCGCGAAGCTCCTGGATGAAATCCAGGACTTCGCGCGCCCGCTTGTGTCCGTCGTTGCCCCACTTGAGCTTCTTTCGTGAGTGCAGCATCTCGCACTGCTCGCGCACCTCGTCCGAGATGAACGCGCTGTTGTCCGGTGGCGACGGCCGCGCCTCGTTGCTCGCGCTCACGACAGGAACCTGACGAACTCAACCGTGCGCATTGCCCCTCTCCCCGTGCGGCCACGTCCTTCGGTTCTCCGAGATGCGCCGCAGGAACATCCCGACGTGACCCAAGTCTAGTGCGTGACGCCCGCTCCTGGCAAGTCGCTCGGCGAGGCACGTGGCGGTCGCGCCGCAGCAGAGAACGCTGACGTAGTCCGGAGGATAGTCCAGGATGACCTTCTCGAGATCGTCGATCACCTCGTAGGCGTCGACGCGCGGCACGTCGATGGGCACCACCTCTCGTGCCGGTGGATCGTCGCCCGCCCAGGGGCCGAAGCACGTCGACAGGTCGACGACGCGCAGGCTGCGCTCCGTGCCCTTGACCAGCAGCACGCGCCGGTCGGACCACAGCCGACGAACCTTGCGCCAGTAGTCCGGTCGGTCGATCCACGGAGCGCTGTCCGGTCGCGTGACGTGCGTCGAACCGTACTCGGCCTGCCGAAAGAACCTGTTGTATCTCGCCTCGCCCATGTATCGCGTCCAGATGCGCCGCTGCTTCTCGGGCATCGGCTGCCCTGGAGTCAGGCGAGGAAGGCAGATCAACGCCTCGCTCGGCCCGATGAGTATTCGTTGCAACTCCCTGGCAAGGCGTTGATCTGCGCGCTGAGAGATGGCGCTGCGGCCTCCGCCGAGCGCGAGGCGCAACTCGCCGTCTCCAAATCTGGAGATGGACCGGCCGCCCAGCGCGGCGTCGATGGTCTTGTCCTCGGTCAGTATCCTCACCGCCGCGCCCCCTCGTACTCGTAGATTCGATCCCGGCCGTACGCGCGCACCATGCGGTAGCCGAGCGACCGGAGGTGCGCCTGGATGGCGCTCGCCGCGCGCGGAAGCTCCTCCACGAGGATGATCGGTCTGCACCGCGCGATGGTCTCGGCCGCGCCGCGGAGCACCGCCACCTCGTGGCCCTCGACGGCGAGGGCCATGGCGTCGACGTCGGTGCACCGCGCCGAGTCGACGGTCGTCATCGGGACCTCGTAGGTGCCGTCGTCGGACAACTCCACGCGCCAAGTACCGGCGCTCCTGGACGGCCGCATGCGCGCCTCGCCGACCTCGCTGCCGAGCGCGCTGCGGAAGCGCTCAATGTTGTCGCGACCACGCGTGTTGCGCTCCAGGCACTTGAACGTGGCAGGCACTGGCTCGAACGTCAGCACGCGCTTGAAGGATCGAGAGAGTCGCTCCGGCCATAGCCCGACGTTGCCGCCGGCCTGGAACACCGTGCGGCGCTGGACGCACAACTCCGCTATCACGTCGACCGCGCCGAGGCCCTTGACGATCTCGGCGTGCGCCGCGGCAGGGTTGTGATCAAAAGCCGGCCACCAGATGCCGTGGTGGTTGCGGATCGGCGAGCGCTGCAGCAGGTCCGTCAGAGTTGCCGACTCAGTCATTCCAGCACCACACGAAGAGGCCCTTGCGACGAGCGGACCGGTGGACGACGTGCCCGGATGCGACGAGTCGATCCAGCCACCACGTCGCGGGACGAATCGTGAGGTGCGCGTTGCGTCCGTCCGCAAGTCTCTCGCGGGCCTCGGTGAGCGCGATTATGAAGAACGATCCGCGAAGCGCGAGCGAGCGAAGGTGCCGCAGCGTCACGTCCACGCGGTCGGTCTCCACGTGCTCGAGAACGTCCGTCGCCACGACGAGGTCTGCTTTTTCAGGCAGCACGTCCTTGCCCACGACGCCAGGATCGTACTCCCGAGCGTCGAGCCACGAAGGCAACGCTGGTTTGAGCGTGCCGCGACCGCAGCCGAAGTCCAGCACCGTCCGCGCGCCGATCATCGACGCGAACGTGGTCACCTCCTCGGCGTGGTGGTAGCCGCTACCGCCCCAGCCTGGGCGCGTGTATCGCTCGCGCAGCAGCGCTCGGTACTCGGGTGAGCACAACGCGTCGTCGAATCTTTTCATCGCATGAGTCCGATTGCACGCAGAGCACGCTCCACGTCTAGCGCGAAGTAGCAGCCGAGTACCATTCCGAGCAGCGTAGATAGAACCACGACGTATTGCCAGAATGCAGCGCTCATTTTTCACTCTTCATCGCACGTGACCAAGGATCGCCCGCGCCATCTCGACCGCCTGCTCGTGCGTCAGGATCGCGCGCGCCACGCTTCCAGGCACCGGGAAGTCGCGAGGCCACGCACCGAGGGTCGGCTCGCCGCGAATCTGAATCTCCAACAGGTCGTCGCCGGGATCGTTGACCGACACGTACTGCGGGTACGATCCGCCGGGAGCGGTGTGCGCGTAGACGTTCGTCACGACTCTCACGGCACGCCCCGCGTGCAGGCCAGCGCCTCGCGCCTCTGCTGCGAGCGCTGCGCCGGGGTGAGGCCGCGTCTGGCGACGTCGGACGCCTCCAGCCCCCGCAGCACGGCGCTCGGGGCCTTGCTCCAGAGGCGCACCGTCGCGCAACTGACCTGCAGCACGCGCTCGCGCTTCTTGCGAACGATCTTCTTGCGCACGACCTTCTTGCCGGCCTCGACGGACGTCGACTGCGACGCCTGCGGAGACCGCGGCTGCTTGGCCGGCACGTCCTGCGGCACGCCGCACGCGGCGAGCGCTCCGAGCATCAGCAGTGCGGCGATCAGTCGAGGCATGTTCCCCTCCAGTTCGCGCCGAGCGTACCTCGACGCGGCGGCGATGACAAGTGCGCTACTCGTCCACGTCCTCGGAGGACTCGTCGGCCGGGACGAAGCTGCAGCGGCAGTTCGGGTGCGCCGGGATCAGCGAGCGAGCCTCGTCGATGCTGTACGGCCCACCGTCCTCCAGGTCCTCGCAGATGGGACAGACGTCGTCGTCGCCCGCCGTCTGCACGTTGACCAGCCCGAGCCGCTCCACCTCGCGCTGCGCTCGCCGGATGCGCTCCACCGTGCTGCGCGACGTGCCTCGACGCGCGCCGGGTCCGGTGAACGACGGGCGACTGACGCGCGGCGCGTCCGCGAACTCCGCGAGACCATCCCGCACGCGACGCGTCGGGACGGTCTCGGGCAGCAGACCGACGCGTTGAACCCCGGCGGCTGCGAATTGATCCAGCGTCCCGGTGGCGTGCGCCTTGACGACCAGCGTCTCGACGACCGCCCGAGAGCGGACGACTCCGATCTCCGCTATTGCTGCGGTGATAGTGCGAACAATCTCCGCGGCCGTCGCGTTGTTTATGAGGCCCTCTGCCACCGCTCGAACGGCGCGCTGGCTGACCGCCTCCACCACGCCCTGCGTCTCCACGTGCGCGAGCGCTGCGAGCGCGTCGATCCGGCTCTCGACGGCGTCCGGAATCGCGGTCGACCTCGTGAGGCGCTGGCCCCGCGCCACGGCGCGGTTGTACGCCGTGGCGATCATGGGGCGCAGCCAGGAGCCGTCGCCGCCGACCACCTCGCGAAGCATCGTCTGGTCGAGCCAAGCCTGGAGCATCTTGATCTTGCTGTCGCTGCCGAACGCGGACGCGTGCACGGCCACGACGATGCTGCCGACGCTGGCCGGCCGCAGGCCCAGGAGGTCCTGCGTGGCGATCACCTCGCGCGCGAGCGAGCGCACGCGCGACCAGCGTCGCCGGTAATCGGCGCGGTAGCGGCGGCGGACGTCCATCGTCCCGGTCGGGTCGCGGGACTGGACGGCGTCGCAGTGGAACTGGTTTGAGGAGTCGGCGATTCGCGCAGCGTGGATTGGCTTATTCGCCGAATTGTAAACCACCGCACCACTCTTCATCTGGGCACGGTCGAGCGTCCTGCCTCGCGCTGGGGTGTCCTCAAAGACAACGTCACCGGCGTCCCATCCGAATCTATTGCGACTCACAGCACCACCTCTGCCTTGATGTGAGACCATCCGCCTCGCTTCGTGACGCTAGTGATCCTGAATTTTGTTGATCGTGGAAGTAGAATCTCGGACTCGAACTTGTCCGCCGCGAGCGTACCGCCAAGCGGTAGTGCGCTGGCTCCCTTCGGTATGGTTATCTCCATGACGTTCTTGCTGAAGCTCTTCGCGTCTGCTGCGCGAGCCGCCGTACTCACGAAGGCCTTGTCCGACATAACTATGGGAGAGCCCTCCCACTTCTCGTTGATCTGCTTCGACAGCGTGCTGCCTACTCCGCGGTGCACGACCACGCTCTCCGGAAGCGTGGACTTTGCTATTGCCGAGTCGAGCGACTTCACCGTGGCAGAGTCGGCGCGTCCGCCCTTTCGCAAGTTTCCATTGATGGTCTCGAAGTCGTTCTCGGTGTAGGACGTGATCGCCTTGACCTCGGTGTCGGTCAGCTTGGACGACAGCGAGCGGCCCTCGAGTTCGGACAACTCGCTCTTGGCCTGCTTTATGTCGCCGCTGAACTTGCGCGGAGCGGCGGTCGGAGCGGCGGTCGGAGCGGCGGTCGCCGTTCCTCCACCGCCACCTCCACCGCCACCTCCACTGCCACCTTCACTGCCACCACTACTACCTCCACCACCCTCTCCCCACTTCCCGTCCGGATCGCGAGACTGGTCCGGGTCGAAGTCCCTCGCGGTCCACGAGAAGCGGTCGAACGTCCCGCCTCGCGCGTGGTACAGGCTCACCTGCCTGCGCGTGAACACGCGCCCGGTCGGCGAGCGGAACTTGCCGCGCTTCTTGCCTCGCTTGATCAGGGTGAAGGGCACGTCAGAACACTCCGAAGTAGGCCGAGCCGAAGCACCCGTCCGCGTTCATCCGCAGCACGGTGCCGCGTCCTCCGAGCCACTCGTCGAGCCGCTCCCTGGTCAACTCGTGCGGGTGGCCGGGATGCGGCGGCACGTCGACCCACTCGAACAGGCGGATCGTCGGGGCGAGACTCTTGGCGCACTCGATCACCGCGCGCGGATCGATCACGTGCTGCAGGACGTTGTAGACCCAGCACTCGTCGAAGCACGATCCGAGCCGCACGTTCTCCGCCGGACCGCGAATCCACTCCACGCCGCACTCTCGGTATCGCTCGCGCACCCAGTTCGGGTACTCGCACGGATCGATCACGACCCGGCGACGCGCGCCGACCACCTTGAGTAGCAGCGACGTCGGTCCGCCGCCGAGGTCGACGATGGCCTTCCCGTCGACCGGAAAGAACGGTCCCTTGCCGTCGATCTGCACGGAGCGGAGATTCACGTACTTGGCGTAGACGAGTTGCTTCGTCTCCTCGCCGTACGTGCACGCGCAGTCGCCCCACCAGGAACGCTCGAACTCCTGCGCGTCGGTCCAATCGCGCTCCGAGCGCGCAGCCGAGATCGTGACGCTCACGCCAGCGTATCCTCCATGAGACTTCACGTCAGCGTCTCCTCTTTGCTCTCAAGAGCAGTTTATCGGCCTTGACGTGCCTTACAGAGCACATATGGCCGCGGTCTCATGTGCGAAAAAGCGGCACTAGTGTGGCTCTTTCAGACATGAGACTTCACGACCGCGCCTCCTCGAACACCTCCGGGCCGAAGACCAGTTCACCCGCGTAGGGCTCGACGGCGCGCACGTCCAGCGGCCCGTCGCGCTCCTCGACGGTCACGTGCGGCTGGTAGTCCGGGTAGTCCCACGTGGTGCCGAGCCGCTCCTTGAGGTCGACGTGCCGGTAGGTCAGGTTGCTGCTCGCGAACAGCAGCGCGATGCTGTTCGATCCGAGCTTCTCGATCATCCGCATGCCGCCCGGAGGGACGCGAAGCCTGCCGTCCTCGTCCTGACCCCACGCCTCGCCGGCCTTCGACCAGTCGACCGCGGCACGAGAGTAGCAGATCGTGACGTGCGGGTCGTCGACCAGCTTCAGGCCGACGCTCTCGGCCCACTGGCGAACGGCGTCGACGTTCACTAGGTCGCGACGCACGTACAGCGTCCGCGGAGTGGCGTCGCGAACCGCTGCACGGCGTGCTCGCCGTGCCATGGCATCTGCCGCCCGCGCCTCACCGCTCTCGATGGGCGGTTCACCATTCTCTTGGCTGGGCTGAGCCCCTGACGGGGACGCGGGCGGCGGAATCGGTGCTGGTGCTGGCGCTGGCTCGCCGAGGTCGTCCATCTCGCCGAACTCCTCGACGATCTCCTCCAGGCCGGGGTACGTCCCGTCCTCGACCAGTTGATTGATGCGGGCCTCGCGCAGCACCTCGGGCGGGATGAGCCCGGTGTCGACGTCGACCTTGTGCGCGTCCGCCTTGCTCTTGGCGATCTCGGCCTTCTGCTTGTCGTCCATCTGCCAGAGCGATTCCCACTCGTAGTGGATCGACTCGTTGAAGCTGCCGGTCGCAGACCGAATGAGAATCTGGTCCAGGCGCTCCAGCGTGGGACGCAGCACCGTGTTCTGCTCGGTGCGAACGCGGTCGTAGTAGTTGCGAACGTCGCTGTCGCCGGTGGCCGACAGTCCGGCCGGCGACTGGCCGAGCATGCGCGTCGCGGGGATGTCCGCCGCGCCGCTCGCCACGAGCAGGTACATCTTGAGCACGTCGGGGAGACCGGCGAACTGATTCGTGATGCGCTCCCACTCCTCCTCCTTGTCGAGGAGGATCGTGGCGAACACGGACTTTGACACGTTGGCAAGCGCGAACTTGTCCTTGAGCCGCTGCTCGTAATCCTTGTTGCCGACGTTGTCCTGCAACTGCGGAATCTTGACGATGTCCAGCTTGGCGTCGTCGACCATCTTCGCCGTGCCGCCGAGCACGACGCCGACCTGCTTGATCGAGTCGAACACCGACTGCAGCACCGAGTCGCCCCAGCCGTCGCCCTGCCTCGGGTCCGGAAGCTCGTTGCCGATGAGACGCACCACCCTGGACGGGTGGATCATCTCGCCCCTGCCGACCGTGCGCTGGTAGTACTCCGGCTCGCCGTAGTACGGATCGTCGATGCCCCACCGGATCGGACCGACGCCGATCTCGTGGCGGCTCACGACGTGGACGAACTTGAGGGAGTCCTTGCGGACCGAGTCGAGACGGACCTCCTCGTTGAGCGCGCCCTGGTCGACCCCGATCAGCAGCGCCGCGCCGCCGTACAGGCGAGCGCGCTTCAGGCCGAGGTGAACCTTGCGCTGCAGGCCAAGCGCGTCCTCCAGGTCCTCGATGGCGGTGATGTCGCCGCCGTCTGCCTGCCACGAGCGCCACTCGCGCGTGGCGTCCTGCGCCGGGACGTCGACGACCTTGCGAGCGATCCAGTCGCCGCGGTACGCCGCCTCTAGCTGCGCCACGCTCACGATGGCGTTCGTGAAGCGCATGCCGGTGAAGCTGTCGCGCTCGGTTCCGAGCCCCGAGAGGATGTTCTGCAGGCTGTCTGCCCACGGACCGCCGGCCGCGGCCGTCTTGCCGGCCTTGCTGCCGCCGCGCTTCCTGGGTGCCATGATCGCGTCCCTCAGTTGTGGATGTTAGCGTAGTCGAATACAGGCTTGCTGACAAGCTTGGCGAACGAGCCACCTGCCGAGTCGACCTGATCGTTGTGCGGGCCGTTGGGAAATACCTCGTGCTCGTCGACGAACTCCTTGTTCCACTTGGCGCGCACCAGCCGCACGTTTCCGCCCTGCACCTGGGCTGCGTACGGCTCCGCACGAGCCTCCTTGCTGCCGGTGACCTTGTCCTTGTACGCCCGAAAACCCCTCAGCATCCTGATGGTGCGCTCGGCGCTCTCCAGTCCACCGCTTCCGGGCTCCTGCTCGACCCACGTGTCGACGACGCGACCCTCGCTGTTGTCGGTCTGGCACGTGCGCAGGATGTTCTGCTCGCGCTCCAGCGCGCTCCACTGACCGCGGCGCACGTTCTGCACCTCGAACTGGTCGTTCTTGAGCATCGCCATGAGCGTGCCGACCGTGTAGTTACCGCCCTTGTGCGTGCCGGCCTTGTCCCAGTATCGAACGAACCTGCGCACCTCCGCGCGCGGCGTCGGCACGTCGACGTACTCGAACTTCTCGACGGGGAACAACTCGCCGCCCTCAATGGTCGGATTCTGCTGGTAGAGCGACTCGAAGCCGGCGCTGGTCATGGCCGAGCGCTGATCCAGGATGAAGTCCAGCGGCTTGTGCTCTGGAAACAGCGCCTCGCCGACCGAGCGGTGACCGGCAGCGACGGACCCGTCCGGATCGTCCGCGGTCGCCAGCGCAGGATACTTGACGACGCGCATGTTCGGAAAGCGCGCCATCATCCGACCAGCCGGATCGTCGACGTGCCACCTCGTGGTGGTGAAGATGAGGCCGCAGGTCTTCGAGCGCCGCGTCAGCACGTCGTCGGTCAACCAGTCCCAGGCGGTGTCGCGAACCCGCTTCGACCGCGCCTCGACGCGACCCTTGATCAGGTCGTCGAGCACCATGAGGTCGAAGCCGAGGCCGTTGATCACGCCCTCGACGGTGGTGTTGCGAAATTCACCCACCGCGTCCACGAAGCTCAGGTGAGTGTTGTTGCGCACGAGTCCGCCCTCGCTCCTGCCCGGAGGGGGCAGGCGAGTCTCGAACGCGAGCGGGTAGCGCTCGCTGTCCATGGATCGCTGGATGCTGGCGTTCGTTCGCTCGCCGAGGTCCTTGGCGAACGCGGCGTACAGGTACTTCAGGTTCGGATGCTTGCCGATGCACCAAGCGAGCAGGTCCTCGCTGTTCCAGGTCTTGCCGTGCTGCGGCGGAGCGAAGATGCCGAGGATGGGTCGCTCTCCGGCGAGCCAGGACTCGTAGAATCGCTGGGTCTCGCTCGCCAAGTGCTCGACCCACCATCCGCTCAGGAACGATCCGAAGGTCTCCTCTCGTATCCACGTGCGATACGACAGGTAGTCGTTTCTGACGGAGAATACCTGTCCGTGAGCCCTGGTCAGAAGCTCCTCGCGCTCGCGCTCCAGGTCGATCTCAGTCGTCGCTTGAATCTGCACCGACGACCTTCCCCTCGATCACCTTCGGCTCGTCGCGAAGCAGGCGCTCCGGAACCGGGATGCCGAGCTTGCGGTAGCTCTCGACCAATTGCTCGCGCGACGTCGCCATCAGGTTGATCGGCCCGCCGTCCGCGCCGGTGATCTGCAGCGGCATGGTGCGTCCGACGAGCGCGCCGTAGGTCTTGGGCTCGCGCCTCCAGAGTTCGAGGAAGAACGCCACGAGGTTCGGCGATTGATTCGCTGCCTCGGCGATGTTGACGCACAGTTCCAGCCGCTCGACGTCGCCTTTGTGGATAGAGTCTTGCAGGGACTCTCGACCGATGATCTCGTTGGCCGCGAAGAGAGCTTCCCGCAGCTTGCGGCCGATCTGGTTCGCCGCGCCGCGACGCGACGAGCGAGCGTACGGCAGCCCGCGGTGATCGAACTTGTCCGGGTGCGCGACGGCGTGCTTCTTCAGCAGGCGACGAGCGGCCTGCTCGGGAGTGTCCTCACGCTCGACTCCGTCTACGCAGAGCACCCTGGCCATCACATGTCCTTGAACAGATAACACAGATACACCACGACGAGAAAGGCGAGGCAGACGTACGCGACGGTCAGCGGATCGATCACGCTCGCCTCTCTTCCTGACTCGCGACCTGGATCGGCGCGTACTGCTTGAGCGGCGTGACGAGTGGCGTCAACGCGCCGTCGACGTCGACCGCCACGACGGTCACCTCGCGAACGTCGACCTCGACGCCGTCCGGCGTGCGCGCCGTGCCCTGGCCGTCGCCGACGACGAAGGCGACCTGCCCGACGATCAGGCAGGAGATCTCTCCGTCGCGAGCGTTCACCGCCGCGATCTGCGCGTCGAGGCTCTGCTGGTCGTTCGTCGCACCCTCGACCACCTCGACCACCTGCGCGGCCGTGTCGCACAGCAGGCCTCCGGACGACACCGTGACCTCCCGCGCTCCGGCCCACTCCACCGCCATCGTGATCAGCAGCAACGGACCGAGCAGCGCCGTGCCGATTCTCAGAATCGTCCGTCTCATGTTGGCCTCCTTCTCAGTTGAGCAGCGCGCGCACCAGCACGCGCGTCACGTCCTCCGCGTCGTCCTTGTGGTCGATCCAGAACTTCTCGACCTCGGCGTCCGGAACCGGACCGCGGATCACCCCGCCGATCTGCCGAACGCGACACTTGATCGTCTCCATGCGCTCCGGCGTGACGGTCCAGATCATGAGCTTGCCGGTGCCGTCGACGACGGCCCAGCCGGCCGCGTCGATGGACGTCTTGCCCGCGTCATTTTTTGCCGGCATCCGAGCACTCCTCGCAGCAGCCGTCGCGATCCACCTCGTCCGCCTCGACCCACCATCCGCAACACTCGCACAAAGCCACGCGGTCGTCCAGCGCAGCGCTGAACTCCCGCGAGTCCCGCTCCTCCTCGGTGGCGTGCTGGTCGAGCCCGTCGCACGTGCCGAGGATGGACTCGGCAACCTCGTGCGCACGGTCCTCCAGGAGGATGGGACGGTACTTGACGGCCATGCGTCGAGCGTAGGCCGGAACGAGCGTACGCGTCAAGCGCCTGCCGTGGCGCAGACGTAGAACCCCGGCTCGCCGAGCGACGGCGGCGCGAAGTGCGGTCCGGGTCGACCGCACGCGGGGCACCGAGTGCTCGGCGGAGCGCGATGGTTGCCCAGAGAGGCGAGGTCTCGTCCGACCAGCGCTCGGTACAGCGCGTCGACGCGCCGTCGCTCCTGCCTGCCGCGCCGCAACTCGGCGCGGCGAACGTCAACGAGACGCTTCATCCCGGACCATCCTTCGATCTGCGCGGCGCTGCTTCTTCCAGAACACGCGCTTCCACGAGCGCAGGTGCCTCCACCACTGAGGCGACGACACGGTCTGGCCTCGCTTGACGTTGGCCATCACTCGATGCCCCGGCCGACGTGGTCCTCGATGGTGATTCCACGTCCGCCGCCACGTCGCTTGCGATCACGGTTCGGCTGCCTCTTGCGATTGCGCACCACACGCTGCCGGTACTTCGGCGTGCGAAGGTCGCGGGCGATTGCGTTGCGTCGCCTCACCTCACGCTGGCCTCTCCTCATCGAATCGTTCCCGGCACGATCCACTCGCTCTGGCTCGGTCCACCGCTCATCCAGTAGATCACCAGAAGACCGTAGCCGCCGTCATCCGAGTCGACCGCGTGCAGAAGCATTCGCGAGGGCCGAACGCGTCCTCGCCGCGTGCTTGCCACGTCGTCTCCGCGATATCCGTATCCGTACATCACGTCCCTCCCACCGGTTCCCAGCAGTGCACCTGCACCACGACTCCGTACTGGTAGTAGACGAACACGACGTTGCGCTCGGTCGGATTCGGCTCCGCCGGCACGCGCAGCTTGCTCCTGGGGATCGGGACGCGAGTGCCCGGAGGGACGTGCTCCCGAGTGATGGTCTTGGTGCCGCCGTTCTCGACGTCGGGCACCACGAACTCGTCGGCGCGCTCGTCGGTGACCACGGCGACCAGCGCGCAGTCCGCGGGGTCCGATGGACGGCAGTGCTCGACTCGGTCCGCGAAGTAGGCGTCCGAATCTCCGCAGCACGGCATGGCCGGACGATCCGGCATCCGAAGCGCGGCGTACCACTCGGAGACGTCGGCGGCGGGATAGTCGTTGGGAGACTCGGCTCCGCGCGTGATGCGCGCGCCGAGGATGACGAAGCCGAGGAAAATCACCATGCCGCAGAACAACCACGCAGCACGCTTGATATCGATCCAGCGCATCGCCGCGACCTCAGTTGTGCTCGTTGGGTCCGCACTCGACGCAGCCTGCGTGCAGGTACCACCGCTCCACGTCCTCGGCCCAGGAGCAGAGCCACTCGACCCATAGGCGCTCGCCAGAGCAGAGCCACTCCAGCGCGAGGCCCACGTGCCACAGCAGCGCGACCAGCGACTGAAGCAGGATGACCGGCGACAGGATCAGGCAGGTCAGCGCGACGTACGCCGCGAGGCGCGGCAGCCGCCGCCACTGCAGTTCGCTCAGCGCGGCGCGGATGGTTCGAAGCATGCTCACGGCGGATCTCCTCTTCGCCAGTCGTCCGGGGCCGTCTTACGATCCCGGCCTTGTTTCACACGCCGCGACGACAACGCACTGTGCTCAAGGGGCCGTACGATTCGCCCTTGGTCTCGCCCCGTCGCCGGGACCGTCGCGACTGGCGAGTCAAATGGTACACGCGATCCGCTCCCGCGTCCAGCCGCTCACCCCACGCGCCCGCCGTCGTTCGGCCCGGCCACCACGAGGCAGTAGACCATGGCCGCTCGGCGGAGCCGCCGCCGGTCCTCCTGCAGCGAGCGGTACGCGTCCGCCAGCGACCGCCACGTGTTCCTCTGCGCGCCGCTCGCGAGCGGCGGCCCGTCGACCACGACGAACGCCTCGCGGGCCACGCGCTCGGCACGCTCGGCGTCGATGATGGCTCGGAAGAGACGCGGCAGGCGGGGCTGCTCGGTGGGGCGGTGCTCGGTGATCACGCCAGAACTCAGTTCCAGCCCTCGCCCTCGACCGCGACCCACTCGCCGCTCGAGAACTCCTCGCGCATCGCCTCGTCGACGCGCCGAACCTGCTCCTCGGTGATCTCGTCGTCGAAGTAGACTCGCACGGTGCGCTCCTGGTCGAGACGCGCCGCGGCTGGTCTCAAGCGAGACCGTCCTGGGTCGACCCAGGCTCCCGGCCGCGGCGCTTGCTGGTTGCACAGCGAGCGAATGGTACAGGCAATCCGAGAGCGCGTCCAGGGGCGAGCGAGCGCTTGCTTCCGTGAATGCAAGCGAGCGCTTGCACCTGTCGGCGCGGTCAGGCCGACCTCGCCATCCCCTCCAGCCGCACGATCACGTCTCCGGTCATGTTGCGCGCCGCGGCGAGCGCCGCGTGAAACTCGCGCCCCGGACCGTTCGGCGAGTCGAGCTTGGCCGCGGGGTGCAGGCTGAGCCGTCCGAGCAGGGCCTCCAACTCCGTTTGCGACTTTCGCAGAACGCGAAGCGCGTTCGCGATCTGCGGATCGGGTTTTGTGTTTTGCATCTTGCGATCTCCGTTTTGCGATCTGCGCATCGTACTCGCGAAGTGGATCGGTGACAAGGCGCGCACGACGCGCCGCGACAGAGTGCCGGCCCCGCGAGCCCGCGCACGGCCCGAGGGAGGGAGAATCCCGCGCCATTTTCGGTCGCCGCGGAGGCCCGGAGGTGGGACGGGGGGACGGCTAGGGACCCGTCCCTGCGTATGGCCAACGGGAATACGTGGTTCACCACCACTACTCTCTTCCTGTAGTGAGCATAGTACACGTGTCCCACTAGTCCCACCCGTCCCACCGCGGCACAAGCCTCTGTGATGGCGCAAGATTCTGCGGGACGGGTCCCTCGGGCGGTTGCCGTCCCGACCCGTCCCGCAACCTCCGGTCGTGTGTCAAATCCGCCACGCCGGGGGCCGCGTCTCGTCGCAGCGCCGCGCACGTCGCCTGGAACGAGCGGACCCGGCCGCGTGCGGCCGGGTCCCGTCTTCTCGCGACGCCGGGCCGCCTCTGCGCGGCTGCGGCGCGCTCTGGACGCCTAGTCGGAATCCAGAAGACCCTCGGGCGCGACCTGCATCTGGACCGCCAAGTTCTCGACGAACGCCGGCACGTAGTGGTCCCGGACCCGCTTGGTCGACGACTCGCTCGACAGCCCGTCCGCCAGGGTGGCGTGGAACCTTCGCATGCGGCCGTGGCCCTCCTCCTGCTTGCCGAACGACTCGGCGCTGACCAGCAGGTCTGCGCGCGTTGCGTCGCCCAGCACGCACTCCCGGCCGTACAGCCAGTGGCGATCCCAGTAGCGGGGCGCGAGTCGGTCCGCCGCTCGCGCGGCCTTCTCGGTGGCCGACATGGGTCGGCCGAGGCGGTGCCGTCCGGACGTGGCGAGGGATCGGAGCATCTGCATGGCTCCCTGCCACAGCAGGGCGTCGCGCAGCGCTCGGTCCCGCGACGCGCGCCGCAGGACCTCGTCGCCGAACGCCATGGTGTCGCGCCCGTGGGTGCGGACGACGTCGCGGGCCACGGCGTTTAGGTTCACGACGGATGCCGCGTTGGCCGCGTCGCGGCCCGTGGTTCTCGCGCCCATCAGTTTGGACCTCCGTTGGCGAGGGCATCGATCCCGAGCGTGGTGATGCGCCACACGCAAGGCGTTCCGCGCGGTTCGGCCTCGGCGTCGACCGGGATTCCCTCGATCCAGCACTGGCCCTTGAACGCGCGCAGGTAGTTGTCGATGCTGCGCGACGTGTTGGCGTGGCCGTACGCCGACTCGAACGACGTGGCGAACTTGCGCTTGAGTTCGCTGGTGCGCGTGCCGTCCGCGGCGGACGTCTGGTCGGCGATGAACTGAAGCACGCCGCGCTTGAGCACGCGCCGCTCCTCGATCTTGTCCGCCGGGACCGGCGGATACGTGAGGGACGCGCGCCGAGTGGTGATCTTGGACGAGACGCGCGCCGGGAGCCTGTCGATCACGCTGCCGATCTCGGTGGTGACCTGGAGGCCGAGCGAGTGAAGTATCTCGATGGCCTGCCCGAGGGCGGTGCCGTTGATGGTTCCGGACGCGATCAGCTTGGTGTGCATTTGGGGTTCTCCTGTTTTGAATTCGACGTCACGCCCGCATGGTACTCCGTCGCTCGCGAGGAGTCGCGCGGAACTCGGCAAGACGGTTAAAAGATCGTTAAAGGTCCTACTGCCCGAGCGACTCCTGGACGTCGACCACCAGCCCGTCGAGGTAGAGCGGTCCGCAGTGGCCCCACGAGTACGGGTCGGTCAGCCGGCCGGCCGCGTCGAGCCGCCTGAACTGGTCCGCGGTCACGGCGACGCGCCGCTCGGTGCGGGCGATCTCGTCCCTGCTCACTGCGATCCGTCCAGCCCGAGGGCGTTCTTCATCCGGTTGCGCTCGGCGAAGTGCTCCGGGCTCTTCTCCAGGACCCGGCGCAGTTCCGCGAGCAACAGCGCCTCCGAGTCCGCGTCGAACTGCCGGCAGAAGATGACGGTGGTCAGCATGACGCCGCCGATCTCCTGGGACGCTCGTCCCGGCGGTCGGGAGTAGACCACGTCGACCGCGCGCCGCGAGGCCTCGCGCTCCACGCCGACCGACTGCGCCAGTTCGACCGCCTCCTCCAGTATCCGCAGCGCGCGGACCCGGCGGTCGGCGACGTGCTCATGGCCGAAGCAGCGCACGGCCCAGTCGTGCGCGATGCTGCTCAGTGCTTTGATCATGTCGTGGTCTCCTCTTGATGCGCTAGAGTTTTTCAAAATTGATGCTCGCGTAGAAGGTTCGTGCACTTCTTGCGCACCGCTTGATCGAGCGCGCGATTGCCAAAAGGCTGCGCGAATGTATTGCGGGCTGCCAATCGCTCTTCGTGTGGTTTGGATTCGATCAGGCTCTCCATTTTCTGTGCTCCGTGTTCGAGTTCAGCATCCTGGAGGAGCCAGAGTCCAAAAGCGTGTTCACGAATTCCTGCGAGAGTTGCCTTTACTGTTTCCTCATAGTTCTGAAGAAGCGTCTTGATGCGCGCGCCCTCTTTTGCAAGGGCAATACCATGTAATTCAACATGGAGTGCCAATGAAAGATATGCTCCTTGAAGAGCATAGTGCGCGATCCGGTCGTCGCGTGTTCGAAGCTCGAAGCTGGACCACTGCTCTACTGCGGTGAGCATGCGCGTCCACTCCGTGCCTCGTTCTCCTGTGATGAAGGGAACGCGACAATCGTATGCTTTGCACGCAACTGGGCGCGTCGAGTAGATTGAGCACCTTCCCTCGATGAGGTAGACGCACTCGCCGTTCTGATCGCGAGCAAGCCACCACTCGGTTTTGTCAGTGAGGGCTGCTGGTACTGCGTTGTACTTGCCATATTCTTCTGGCTGAAGATCAACGTGCAGTTTTGGATCGCGACAGCAGTGTGCCGCGCATCCGGCACAAAGACTCTTCATTTCACCTGCCATGGCGTGCTGCCCGCGGCCATTGGACACGACCTGTCGTGCCACTTGCTGGTAGAGTCTGCGAAATGTCGCCAGGGACCCTGGCGAGCGCTTCGTTGTGATGTTGACTGTTGTCATCAGAACGGTATCTCCTGCTCCTGCTCGTCATCGCCCCGCTGCGGCGGCGCGTACGCCGACTCGTCGCCCTGCGCCGGCCGCCAGTACCCGCGGACCTTGCCGCTGCCGACGCGCAGCGTCCCGACCTTGGTCCGCTGCCAGCCGGCCAGTTCCATGACGGTCGCGAGGCGCTTGTAGTGGAACTGGTTCTGCTGCCCGACCGGGACCCGGAAGACGTGCTCCAGGACGACCGACGACTGGACGCGCTCGGTCGGCTTGTCGCCGTCCGCTCCTGACGAGTCAGGAGCGGACGGCGCGAAGTGGATGATCCTGATCTGCTGCCTTCCGTCCGCGTCGCGCACGGTCACGAACCTCGGGCACGCCAGCGCGACGTCCTCCCACGGGTCCTTGATGCGGCGCTGCTCCTGCGCCTCTGCGGCGGCGGGCCAGAGGCTAGAGGGGATGTTGATGTCCCCTCTGGTCTCTTGCTCGGCGCGCGCCGCCTCGCCCCACAGTTGATCGCGCACGGCGCGCAGCGCGTCGAGGTCGATGCGTCGCGTGACCAGCACCGGCAGGAATCGGCGGTTGCCGGTCTGCGACAGCAGGTAGTGGTCGTCGTTTGTGGTTCCCCAGAACACGCAGCGTCGCGCCACCTCCTCGCGCACTCGGCCCCACGCCCGGCGCGCTCGGTCGTGCGTGCGCGAGGCGAACGCCTTCACCTTCTCGACGTCGGCGCGGTTCATGCCGGTCAGGTCGGCGCACTCGTATCCCCAGATGCCCTCGACCTGCTCCTGGACCTGACGGTCCTCCAGGCCGAGGATGTGCTGATCGCTGAAGAACTCGCGCCCGTACAGGATCGCGACCAGGGACGACTTGCCGTATCCCTCCGGTCCCTCCAGCACCGCGATCAGGTCGTACTTGGCTCCGGGGACGCGTGCCCGCCGCACGCTCGCGACGAGCGCGGTCCGCCCGATGGCGCGGTTGAGCGGCGTGTCCTCCGCGCCGAGGTGGTCTATCATCCAGGCGTCGAGTCGACTCTGGCCGTCCCACTTGCCCTCGCACTCGGTCAGGTAGTCCAGCACCGGGTCGTGCGCGTGGTCGCGCGCGATCTCCATCACGGCGTCGTGGACGTTCACCGCGCCGAGGTCGATGCCCCAGCGCTTGTCGACGATGGAGCGCAGCGCGCCGAGTCGGTGGTCGGTGACCTCGCCGATCAGCGTCTGCACGTCGGCCGCCTGTCCCTGGTACTGAATGGCGACTCGGTTCTTGAACAGGTCCAGGGAGCACCGCACGCCGAGCGCGTCCACGGCGATGACCGCGTTGCGCATGGTCGGCTTCGGGTCGACGCCGTAGTCGTCCCAGCAGTCGCGCCACTCGGGAACCCCGGCGGCGCTGGCGGCCTGTCGTCGCAGGCTGCCGGCTCCGTCCGCTCGCACCTTCGCGACGACGCGCGTGATGGCTCGCTGGCGGGTCTTGTCGTCCTTCTGCTTGGTGACGTGACGGTTGCCGGCGTGGCCGGCGTTGCCCAGGACCGCGGCGATCTCCTCGTTGGTGAGCCCGGCGCGCAGCAGGCCCCTGGCAACGGCAAGAGTCACTTCCGAAAAGCTACCGTAGGGGCCTGCTGCCACCCGGTGACCGCGCGCCGCGTGCGCCTCGTGGAGAGATCTCAGGTTGTCGCCGTGCTGGAGCGCGATGCACGTCTCCTCGTCGACGCCGCGCGCCCGCAGCGCGTCCAGCGTGAGCGAGCCGGCCGCGTGCAGCGCCCGCGCCTCCTCCCAGGCTATGTTGACGACGGCGCGCTCGCCGCGAGCCGCCGGAGCGCTCGCTCCGGTGGTCGAGGGACCGGCCGCGCCGAACGCGGAGAGCGGGTACACGCAGCCCGTGCTGGCGACGACGGTGGCCAGGGCGCGGACGCGACCGCGCGCGCGCTTCTTCGCGTCCGGGACGTTGACGGTGCCCGGCAGTCGCATGATGCGGTCGAGGTTGAAGCAGTGGTCGACCTTGGCCATGCCCTCGAAGACCGTGGTGGCCTCGTCCTCCATGGCCCGGTTGTACGCCTCGGCCGCCTCGACGCGAGCCGGGTCGCCGTCGACCTGCACGCGCGACGACGGCTCCAGCACCCAGAAGAACTGCAGTCCGCCGCCGGAGTTGACCACGAGCGACGGCTCGTGCTTGAACGCGCTGACGCGCTCCAGCATCGCCGCGATGCCGGCGGGCTGCTCGACTCCCTCGGGCAGGTCGACGTCCAGGTGGAGCGCGACCGCCTCGCGGACGTTCGCCTTCGACGCCTTCTTGTCCTCGGGCGCGATCAGGGAGTTCACGGTGAAGTACAGGTTCGCGACGCCGTCGCGCTCGCGCAGCCAGCGCTCGACCGCGCCGGACTCCAGGTCGCCGTGCGTGAAAGCGCGGGCCTCGACGAGGCCCTTCTCGCCGGCCGCGTCGACGTGTATCGCGGTCAGGTGCGGGAACGCCGCGGGCCACTGCCGCAGGAACTCCAGCGCCTGACCGAGGTCGCTCGACGGTGCTTGCATTGGCGGGCTGCGACTCCTCTCGCGGATCGTACTCGAACCCGCGCTGGGCGTCCAGTGCTGCTAGCGCTGCATCGC